AACTATTCTTGACTGTTGATTTCTCGTTGCAAAAATCTGTGTTCTGTAATCTTCCAGCGATGGAGTGTTCGCGCCACCTCTTGCTTCCTCAAAATTCTTAGCATCTAAAGATGTCACAACGCCTGCCGCAACAGCTGGTGCAGGGTTTCCTGGAAAATCTATCAAAACCTTTGACACTGACGTTACATTGTCAGCTGCGATATTGTGATTTAATCCACCACCATATCGATAAGTTACTGAAATGGTTGTATTTGATGGAGAAATTCCCAAAGTCTTTGTCTTTAATAAATTTCTTGGATCTATAGAAAATCGTGACATGGTCGGTTTTCCATAAAGTGGCAATGCCAGAGTAGATGGGTCGGGGATAATATCATCATCGACAACCTCGGCGTCGCCTGTCCCAAATTGAATGGAAGTCATTCTTGACAATGCGTCACACTCCGATATAAAGCGATACGGACATGCCGCTATCTCAATTGCGTAAGGAACCTCGAGAGCATCAGAACTCAAATTCTTGGATTTCTTGAACACGATGTTTTGTGACAAATAATCAACTTCATAATAAAGATTTCCGTTGGTGTCTTTGACGGAAATAATTTCAGAAATATCTCTCTTTCCTAATCTAATCTTTCTAAACGGAATCATTGAAGAACATGAAAATGCTTCGGTTGTCACATTTCCGGATACACATAGTGCATCACGGGTTACTATAAATGCAGTTGGAGAACCCGTTGTGCCTGTTTTTGAAACGTTGTATTGTGCAAGCATTTTTCCATTAATATCTACTTCGGCAAAATCTATATCTTCTGTGGTGGTAAATTGTATTCCTGCATTTGAATCTATTGTTGTCCCTTCCCTCAAGGTTGGTAATGCCGAAGTTTGCGGGACATAAGTCCCGTCACTGAGTACCTCGGCTGGAGTTTCAATATATATCTTTATGTAAAGTGAAGATGGGGCCGCACCTGAAAATTTGACTCCGGCATTTCTGGCGTGAGCTATAATATTTCTTGTTTCAACAGCTGTAATTGGATTTAGCTCTTGAAATTGATGATCTAGAAAATAAGCCATGCTGTCGCCAACATATGCCGCAATCTCAACAAACATCCCTCCAAGCGAAGCTTCGCTGAAATCGTTCATTTGCTCCGAAAAATAATTTCGGGCATACTGAGTTAGCTCAGCTTTAAACTGAACAAAATCTTTCGCCAAATACGTCTTGGCCGCCTGTTTAGCAATGTCTTGTTTTGTTTTTGTTGCCATATTGTTCCCTCTTATCCAGACGCCAATATTGTTACACCAATACCATCTGATGAAATCCCGGCTGATGGCACCGAATATGTTATTTTAACTTTAACAGCTCCAACCCCGGCGGATGACTCCCCTGGAAGCATTTCTGTGGAAAATTTCGCAAGAGAAACATACGGCATGTATTTCTTGACTGCCGTCCTAATTCTAATCATTGCCTCAGAGTCAAATTGAGGCGTACCAAGCTCTCCGGTTAAAGGTTTTAAATTTGCCCCAAACTGATATTGTCCCACTCTCTCTCCCCAATTTGTTAATAATAAATTTTTTAAATTATCCCTAATTGCCGACGAAATGTCGGTATTCATGACAAACAACCCTGCCGTTCCTTGACTAAATTCGAGAGGAGTTTTTGGATTGTAGTTAACTGGTCCAACTAAATCATCATAACGAATTGCTTCTTTGACGGTGGCCAAAGAATCTCCTACGGACGAAAAATCATATTCAGTTGCATTTGACATATATCACCACCCAATTTAATTATTCAATATCAGGATTTCGCGTGCGCATATTAACTTAAGGCACCCTCCCCCGATCCTGCACCGACAAGGCTGGTCGCTGGCACTGGCACAGTTGTGGTTCCGGCTATCGCCATATAACCTGTGATAACCTGACCTGGATTTACAACAACCTCTGTCTCAACCTTTGCGGTAAGAGCAAACTTATGAATTGCTGCCTTCATGTCTGCAGCAAGCCCCGGTATGACATCGATGCCTTCGGCACCATCATCACGAGCTTTATAATAAGCTGTCTCAATTTCCCCAATCATTGTCGACACATTGTCACCAGTAAACGAAATTATGCCGGTGCCGGTGCCGGTTCCTGGAGATGTATACGTTCCCGGTGTGCCGCTGGTGGAAGCTGCGGCTGCAGATGTTTGTGTTCCTGGTGTGGTAATGTCTGTAGAAACAAGGGCAGTTTCCATATACTTGTGAACAGCATTACCGACGTCCGACGCAAGCCGTGGTATGACATCGACACCTTCGGCGCCGTCATCGCGGGCTATGTAATATGCTGTTTCTAGTTCGCTTTTTAATGTAGGGTGACCAGACGACAATGGCATTGATTACTCCATTCAAGAAAGTCCGCCAGTCCCGGAACCTGGTGGCGGTGAAATAGTTGAAACTCCACCAACAGAATCAGGTTGGTTCGTGTCAACTTCGACGACTGTCGTTACAAGGGCCTCCAGCATATAAGCGTGAACTGCATCTGAAACGTCTTGAGCGAGTGTTGGTATCACGTCAACGCCTTCTGCACCGTCATCGCGGGCTTTATAATAAGCGGTTTGCAAATCGCTATCCAGCACTGTTTGAGATGATCCTAACGGCATTTATTCTCCAAAAATTCTCTCCGACTGAACTGTCGATATGTTTGGTTTGTGTGTTGCACTTATTGCGGCTTTAAACTTTGTTGCAGCCGTCATAATCTGCGGGTTTGGATTACCATAACCCGGACTTTTGTTGTCGGCACATCCTTGTATAAAATCCGCTAAGTCATCCATGAAAGAATTCCACAGTGCTTCTAAATCAGAATATCTGACATAGGGTTCGCTGCCTCCTGGTCCAGGCCCAACGCCACGACCACCATCTGGAGCCGGGAGACCTTCTGGGGTTAATGCTGTCATTCCCCCCGCTCTTCCGAGGTAAATCTTTGAACCACTTATTTGAATCGTTCCGTCAGGAAGCAAGACAACAACGGCCAGATCCTCGCTGTTCTTTCCTTCCTTGATCAACCGAATGCTCCCATTTATTTCAGGAACACTGTTCGCAACGTCAAGGTCTTGTTTTCGTGCAACGATTCTAACCTCGTCTGATTTTGCAACGATATAAGCGGCATCACCAATTGGTTCGATCTTTGCCTCAAAACCAGTGGCCATCCGGTCGGTTGCACCTCCTGGAGAAGACGGTACAGAAATTCCTTTCGGAATTGACGGCGTGGCAGGAATTCCAAGCGCTGGATCTGCTGGAGTTCCAGGAGTAAAATCAGGTGGAACAGCGGGAACATAAGGCACGGCTGGAATTATGCTTTGATTAAGACCAAAATTAATATCGGCATTAGTATTCATTGACACGTAAATTCTGGCAGCATCAACCTTAAAATCCGGATCACCTTCGGCTGGCGGATTTTTGGAAAATTTGTTTATCGTGGGGTTTTTGTTATTTTCAACATAATCCCTAGTATTAACTATCGTCTGAAAACCTGTGCCTATCGGGGCTGTTCCAGGTAATTCTTTTGTTGTTGGGTGAGGAGGCTTTGGGGGTGCTTCAGTCGGAATGTATCTAGAACGACCTGCCACAATATCAATTGATCCGGCGAATTCTGTGGCCGCAACTGTTGAATTGCTTTCGCCTCTACTTTCAATTCCGGTATCAGTGTAAACCCAACCCCTATCTTGACCGAGTGATATAAGGGTATTATTGCTTCCTTGAATTACGAAATCGCCTACTCTTTTTGAGAATCGAGGAACTGGTTGAGGTGTGAAATTCTTATAGGATTCACTTTCCTCAACAATTAGATCAAATGGGTTTTCTGGATTAGGAGTCTTTATTGGTTTTCCATCACTGCCGGTGGGCGGAGATAAAATAGGTGTTCCAGACTCCGTCATGTTCGGAAATTCTGGCAAAACATGCGGTGGAATTACCGAACTCGTAGGCGGCTCGGTCATCCCATCTTTCCTTGAAAGGTGTGTATAATTTAGATCATTCGCAAGTTGATCTGAGGGAATTCTGGAAATCCAATATGAATCTTTTGGATCAAGTCCGCCGGCGCTAGGGGATATCAGCCAAACACATTCCCCAGGTTTGACTGGAAAACACAAATGTGCAGGGAAGAACGGATAAACCAGCAAAGTCTGTTGCTTTGAGCCGGCTCCTTGGCCATATTCCCTAATAATGCATGAATTTCTGGGAGCCTTA